CTAATCGCGGTAAACTTCTCCATGAAGAGATTGAGACCATTCTTAAAGGCGGTCTTCCTATGCTATCGGAAGACATTGCTTATTTAGATGACAAATTATCTAATTGGATCAAGCTTAAAGCTGCATCTGAAATGACAATTGCCGTAAATAAAGATTGGCAACCTGTCTTATACAATGATCCAACTGCAATGTTTCGTGGTGTAATTGACTTATATTTAGAAAATGGACCTGAAGCCACCATCATTGACTTTAAAACAGGCAAGCATCGTGACTATTCAGACCAAGTGTCAGTATACGCAGCATTAGTTATGTCATGTAAGCCGCATATTGAATACGTTAAAACAGCAATTGAGTTTATTGATCTTGCTAAATGCGATGAGTATAAACTGATTACAAGAGCAGACTTACCGTCTTTACAAGTAAGTCTAAAGAAAAGATTAGAAACAGTAGAGAAAGATAAAATATTTGCGCCTAATCCATCTTTTTTATGTAATTACTGTCACTTTAGTAAAAAGAACGGCGGGCCTTGTAAATGGTAGAAAAAGTTCTTGAACGTGATTTAGAAAGACATTTTTCTAAAGAATGTAAAAGACTAAAAATTACTTCAATAAAACTTCATTTAAAATTTAGTACTGGATTTCCTGATCGGCTTGTCATACTACCTTTTAATAGAGTGCTATGGATAGAGTTAAAAACATTAACAGGCAAATTATCAGCTCGACAAGAACACATACACACCTTATTACGATTGCATCATCATTGTGTGCTGGTATTAAGATCAAAAGAGGAAATTACAAATGCTTTGGAAGCCACACGATTATCAGACAAAAGCAATTAAGTTTCTCCTAGAAAATGGCTCAGGTCAGTTATGGCTAAGCCCTGGGTTAGGAAAAACAGCAATTACGCTTGAAACAATTAAGCTACTCATAGAAGCAAATGCAATAAAGAAAGTACTTGTGATTGCGCCATTACGACCTTGCTATGCTGTCTGGCCCGATGAGGTAAACAAGTGGGATAACTTTAAAGATTTATCGATTAGTGTGCTGCACGGCCCACTGAAGGACAAAAAAATCCATGATAAGGCAACCATCCATGTGGTTAATTTTGATGGCTTGGCGTGGTTATCTAATACCTTTAGAAGGTTAAATGTTAAGCTACCTTATGATATGCTAGTTGTGGACGAAATTAGTTACTTAAAAAATACTCGTACGCAAAGATTTAAGTCATTAAGTCCATTACTTGACCATTTTCCAAGACGTGTCGGACTTACAGGCTCCCCTGCTTCTAATGGTCTAATGGATATATTCGGCCCACAGCTTGTAATTGACCGTGGAGCCACGTTTGGCAAATACATCACACACTTTAGAGCAAACTATTTCTATCCTAGTGGCTATGGCGGATATACATGGGCTTTACAAACAGGCGCCGAAGAACGAATCTATGAAGCATTAGCCGATAAAGTATTACGAATGTCGGCAGAAGACTATTTAGAACTACCTGAACTGATCACAAATAAAGTATATATAGAGCTACCATCTGAAGCATTTAAAAAGTATAAAGAACTTGAGGATAAACTATTACTTGATATAGAAAGTGGTCAAGTAACGGCATCTACAGCAGCAGTTGCTATTGGCAAGTGTCAGCAGATCGCCAATGGAGCAGTCTATTTGGACGGCGCAGAGCGCGAAGTACAGCACATACATGATGCTAAGCTTGAAGCTGTAATCGATATTGTAGAAGAATTATCAGGGCAGCCATGTTTAATTGGCTATCACTTTAAGCATGACTTAGATAGACTTAAGAAAGCATTTCCGTCGGCACCTGTAATTGGATCAGGCGTGGACGGGGATAAGCTTACTAAGATTATTAATGTATGGAATCAAGGCAAAACTCCTGTACTTCTTGCACATCCGCAATCGGCAGGACATGGTTTAAATCTACAAGGTGCAGGACATGCTGTAATCTGGTTTAGTAACACATGGTCATTAGAAATCTATGAACAATTTGTAAGGAGACTTTATAGACAAGGACAAAGAAATAACATTATCATTCACCAAATTATTGCTAAGAAAACAATTGATGAAGCCATTGTTAAAGCAATCGAAAGTAAAGACAAGACACAACAAAGTCTTATGAATGCAGTTAAAGCATATGCAAAAGAAAAATAATGTTTACTTTAATGTTTACTTATGGTATAATAAATTGTTGTCAACTAACGAGGAAACCAAATGAATCAAGCAGATAAAGATGCACAACAATGGATGGAAGCCAATGCAAAATGGCAACAACGAGAGCTTTATAAAGCCAAAGAAACAGGTCAACCTTACTACATTAGTCAACATGGCGATGTAATTATCGAAAAGGAGAAAAAAGATGAGAATAGATGATTTATATGTCTATATTGCATCTCCATTTTTTAACGATGCTCAAACAAGACGCTTAGAATACGTAAAAGAAATACTCGATGATAAGCAAATCAGATATTTTAGCCCTAAAGATGAAAGTCTTTTTGTCCCAGGTGTAACGTCCCCTGAAGAAGTTTTTAATTCAAATATGACGGCTTTAGATGTTACTAGTCTTCTAGTTTGCATTACCGATGATAAGGATACCGGTACAATCTTTGAAGCAGGTTACTGTAGTGCCAAGAATATTCCTATTATTTATTTGTGGACAACAGCACAAAAAGGTCAGAAGTTTAATATCATGTTAGCAGCATCTGGCTCTGTTTGTAAATCATATAGCCAATTACGTCAAGCATTAGATGATATTTTAGAAACGCATACATTTACTCGTAAAGATTGGTCAGAGGATTCTACTGAATATGAATAAAGACATATTAAACTTCTTTATGAGAAGTTATTCATTAGAGCACACAAAACGATATTCTATGAAACCTGTGATTCAACCTGAGTCAGTTGCCACTCATAGTTTCTTTGTAGCTTTAGGAGTTCTGTTGATGTCAGAAGAATACGAATTTGATGTTGACATAGCAGTTAAGATTGCATTGGCACATGATCTTCCTGAAATGGAAGTCTCTGATGTAAACCATTTGGTGAAAAAGAATTTTCCTGAAGTGGCTAAAGCATTAGAAGAAGCAGAGGAAAAGATTATAAAGTCTATGCCTGAATCAGTGGCTAGATATTGCCAAATGTATCATGAAGATACGCCAGAAGCATTAGTAGTTCATTACTGTGATGCACTTCAATGCTTGCAATATGCAGACAATGAAATTAAGATGGGAAACACAGGTTATATGGTAGATGTACACACCAACAGTGCAAAGCGTATGGCTGTGATTGCACATAAATTGGAGGCATATAAGATATGACAACCACTGATCAAATTATAGAAGAACGCGGACAAGTATACGGTGACTTTTATCAAGGAATTAAACTAGAAGTTGACTTACTTGGGCTAATTAAAGATAGGCATTATGAGCACTACAAAGTAGATTTAGACCCTATGTATGCTGCATATATGGCTAAAATTATTATGAAATTATCAAGATTATCCATTACGCCTGATCATATAGATAGCTGGGCAGATATTGCAGGATATGCACGTTTAGTTGAATTACATCTTAAAAAAGGAAAACCAGATGCCGAAAATACACAAATCGGAAATGAAGAATCTACAACCAATGCACACCAAACTGAAGTTCGGAAAAAAGGTATGTTCGGTTGATTTTGTTAATCAATTAGAAAACATTGATGTTCAAATAGTGCATGCACCTACAGTTGCAGAATTTAGAAAGACTATATCAGTCTTTTTAATGAATACGTGGAATGACAAGATCGAATGGAATTTTCCTGATGATCAAGTTGACCAAACTATTGATGAGCTATTCCGTTATGAACTGCTACCTACTGCCATGGAGACGATTAACATTACTTGGTCGGTTAATGGTATGGATATGATTGACACAACGCATTTAATACGCCATCGTCTGTTTAGTTTTGCGGCCCAAGTTCATGGTGACCGAGATATGCGTGATGACAGAGTAATGGTTAAACCGGGGATAATGGCAAATGCAGACTTTTATGAACGTTATAAACAAATTACTACAATGGCTAGGGATTTGTACGTCGATATGCTTGATAGTGGGCTTGTTCACGGCCTTGATGCTCGTACAATTATGCCTCGTAATTTTGAGCATTTTTACATGGTTCGTTGTACGATTAAAGACCTTATTGGATACTGCATTATGCGCGGTGACGAGCAAATCCAAACAACCGTAGACAACATTATTGCTATGAAGTTATGGCTGGAAGTGCTTAAAAAATATCCGTTTCTAAAAGGATTGGTTGATTTCCGTAAACCTGATTCTTTTTACCAAAGACAGTGTGCTAAAGGTAAAACCAACATTTTCCCACCAAATAAGAAGAATGACAACTTTGATTGGTGTGAAGAACAGTTTTATCATCCGATTGGTCGTGATGAATTTCCGGGCGGTGAATCATATTTAAAAATTCGGGAAGACTTACTAGCCCAGATTGATGCCATTGAAATGAGACACATCCATGAGTAAGCACTGGTTTACAGTTAAGCATAATCTTAGCTTAATGACTAAGCAACAACGAGCTAATTATTTTAAACATTTTAGATCCCTTCATCCTAGATGGTCAGATCATTTAATGGATGCTTTGTATTTAGTAGTTGTTGATCTACATGCACAAACTCATGCTGCTCAGTTATTTGGTATGCATAAACAAGAAGTTAACCGAGCAGTTAAAAAGTATCAGGCTTACTTAGGCGGATAAAGCTTATCATGCAAATATTCGCCTAACTCATAACCCATATATGGGACCTGCGCAAGAGCACCTACAGCTCTTGTTGCAGGATGAGGAAATGCTCCAATCACTCCACCTGCGCCACTTAGCATTTCTAAAGCGCCTTTAATCTTCTCGCCTTGATTGTAATGCTGCATGCCTGAAAATGTTTGAGGTACGCCTAATCCTGCACTTAGCGCAGGTGCTGCATATTTAAGACCAGGAGTTTTATTAATAAAGTTATTCACTTCTCCAAGTGCTTCCATTGCTTTGTCAGCGTAAGGAACTTTTTCGGATAAAAATCTCTGAACAGTAGATGCAGATGGTGTCTTAGCTTTTAGTCTTTGCTCAATTTCAGCTCTTTCAATAGCTAAATCATTTAATCTCTTTTGCAAATTAGATACATTAGAAGGCACAGCTTTCTTCATTTTCTCTAAATCAGCTGCTGACTGAGATGCAATCTTTTGATGTGTATCTCTTAATTGCTGTGCTGCTATGTAATTTCTAGCAGCTGCTGCTTTAGCAGCTTCTTGCTCTTTAGTTAAAATAGGCGCAACATCACCTTGCCCTGGAACATAAATTCCTGCATTTGTAAGGTTATACCCAGGTGGGCGATCTTTAGCAAGTCTAGATAATTGACCTGCTTCAGACACAGTAGTTTCAGGTGCGCCTACAGGTGTGCCGGTAGATGCTGATGTAGGAATCCACTTTTGACCTGCCCCTTCAGGTGGAATAGCATCTAACTGTTGTGCATGCTCAGTAGCTTGTGCCAACATATCTTCTGCATTTTTTAATGCATCTAGTTTATCAGCATGTAGTTGATGTGCCGTATCCAATGTGGATGCATGCTCAGTTCTTGCCATATCTAGTAAGTCTGCTGCTTTATTGTGAGCTGCAATTTTACCTGACAAAGCTTCTTGATCTTTAATAAAATCAGGTGCTAAGTTATATGGTTGAGGACCGTATTTAGCAGCAGCTGCGCCTAAAGCAGCACCAGCTAATCCAGGGCCTAAATAGTCTGCAGGTGCACCTGTAACAGTTACCGATGCATTAGATGATGGCTTAGAATATGTAATATTGCCATAAGGACTATTATCTATCTTTGCAGATGCATCAGGAGATGTAATAGGCGTATCGCCTAATGTGACGGTATCATACGGACTTGATTGTTTTTGGTCTGCCATATTAGCCTCTACTCTTCACCATAGAATTTGTTTACTTTTTCAATGTGCTCTCTGTGCCGTTGCGGCAAGTCTTTGAGATATGTATCACTTAGAATAAATGCACGTGGATCTGCAGGTTGATTGGTTTGCAATGCGGATCTTTGGAAATTAGTCCATTCTTGCTGAGCATCTAACAATGCTGCATTATCAACTTGGCGTCTTGTTGCCCATGCACCAATAAACTTAGGTAATTGGTTCATATTTGCATTTAATGCAGACAACTGCTGATCTTGATAGTTGGTCACACGAGATCCACCGAATGCTTTAGTCTTATTGGCAATAATATTATTAATTACTTGCTGTGCAATGATTTGCTGTGCTTTAGCAGCAGCTACTTTTTGGTCAGGGCTTAAGTTTAAGTTCTGATAAAGTGGCTCAAAGTTTACACCAATACCTGCATGTATGCTGCCAGCTGTAACATTAATGCCTTCTTTCATTTGCTGAATAGCAACTTTA